ATACTTTTACCAATAGCAGCAATAGCAGCTGTATTTGGATTAATATATCTTGGATTAGAAAAGATGAGAGAGTCATTAGGATTCACATCTATATTTGATGTATTAATGTTAGGATTAGCCCATCTAAAAGATGCATTCGGTCACATTGTAAACACAGTTGGTTCAATAGTGAATTTCATTATGGGATTAGTAGAAAAATTTGGTAGGTTCTTAGGATTCGATATTGATATACCTGAAATACCAAAAATGGATGTTGACAATGCTGCTAAGAAAAAAGCAGAGTTAGTGGCAAAGGCAGAAGAAGCAGAGTTAGAAAGACAAAGAAAAGAACATAATGAAATGCTTGAAAAGGAGATTGAATCTTCATCTCCAAACTTAGAAAATGCTACAGATTTAGAAACACTTCAAAGTGAAGCAACAGATTTAAATTTAGATAGTAAAAGAGATAAGCCAATTAACAACGTAAATCAAATTCAACAAAACACCACTAAAGGTGGAGACAATGTTTCAACATCAGTATTCCACCTACCTCCGTCACCCGCAGCTTACGCATTGGGTGACTTAGGCGGTCGTTAATTAAGATTCCTGAGCTAATTTAGCGAAGTAAGATAGAGTATCTTCTTCTTTGGATTCTTGTGCGGGTTCCGCAAAAGGTGTATCGTCACTAGTAATTTCAGGAGCTTCCATAACAGCTGTTGGTGCTGATTCTACATAATCTCCTGCAGATACTCCTAAGACTCTGTTTAGTTTAGTCTTAAGTTCATCATAAGTTTTATAATTACCAGGTTCAACAAACTCTTTCAAACCATATAAACCATTATATGTTTCTTGGAGTCTTGACTCATCGCCATCATATAAAGCTGCTGGTGAGCTAAACTCTGACTTATCATAGTTTACCCAACCTTCCACTTTTCTGATTTTGATTTTAAAGTCAGCGCCTTCCCAGAAGTCAAAAGGATTTAGCGGTTGTTCATCATCGAATACTGGTTGCATAGCTTCCATAATTTTATCGAAGATTTTTTTACCATATTGGTAAAGGAATACCTTTCCTTCGTTTTGTGGGTTGTCTGGGTCAGAAATAACTAGGACATTACTGATGTAATGTAGTCTTCTTTTTCTTTCCCTTGCGATAGCTTTATCCTCATCTCTACCAGAGTTCCAAAGCATAGAGTTATGCTCTGAGACAGGATCTTGCTGTCCAATAGAGGTTAAAGAGTTTTCTATATACCATAGACCAGTAGGACCTTTGAACCCGTGGTCCCAATATCTTACCCATGGAAGATCTTCACCTTCTCTTGCAGGTAAGAAACGAATCACAGCGTAGCCGTTTCCTGCTTTATCTCTGGTTGGTTTCCAAAAACGATCGTCTGAATAAGAGTCTTTGTTTTCGGTTTTAGTTGTGGATACTGCTTCCGCAGCTTTTACGAGTTTGTCGATAGACGAGCCTCGCGAGCTCTTTAGATTTTCAAATGACATATTTTTCTCCGTATTGACATTGTATTTCTGAATTATCCACTTTATACATAACAAAATATAACATATATTATACCATATATTTATACGTTTGTAAACCTCTCAATTGTGATTTTTTTAAATTTATCATAATCAAAGCTAACAAACGGTTGGTACTTTAGGATTTTTCTTTTAATATCTGGCCAAATAATTGTATCAGATATTTTAGAATCTTCCCTCTGTACAAATTCCAATATTGAATTTAGAATCACCACTGTTTCCAGATGTATATCTCCTTGCATCAATAATTGTATAATCTTTGGATGTTGATTATCCTCAGATATAAGACATTTATCTAAGTTATCTATCTTATTTAAATCATCTTTATAACACTTAGAAAGTGATTGTAGCACTCTCTGATGGTGTCTATAATTTGTTTCTCCATCTTCATTAATCATATCTCCTACATAGGAAACACCTTCTTTGAAATTGGAAACAAGATAACCGATAACATCCTTTTCATAGTTCTTTGCAATCTTTGCAAAAAAGTATTTGTCTTTTCTTTTAAAGAATGATTGAGGTGAGATGTTTGTTTTATAGTTATATTTAATTGCATCATAACTATCGGTTTCAAAGTGAAGCCTTAGTGCATTATATAACGTGTAAGCATCATACTCTTTCATAGTGGAAGTTTATTACCTTTCTTTCCCCTAATTAAATTTAAGCTTAATGCTTCTTCCTCGATTTTTGCTTTTAAAGAATCGGTTAGCAACCTTTTCATTGAACTGTAATCTAATCCTTTTTGCTGTAGTACTGCTACACAAGCATCAATATAAGTTACAGAACTGTTTTGAGCTACCATTGTTTCCACTGCTAGTGAAAACCTTTTCTTAGTAACTATCTTTTCTTCTACTTCAACCAACGAATTCATCCCCTTCGTCCCAAGCACAACCTGTAAGGCCACCTGCTTGTAACGCTTTTAATGTTCTCAATACCTCTTGAGCACTTCTTCCAGTGTCTAAAGCATTCACAGATACATGTTGAACGATTCTATTCTTGTCTATTATAAATGTAGCTCTATAACAAACACCTTCTTCTTCGTTAACAATACCTAAAGCGTGTGATAAACCTAATCCGCAATCAGCTGCAAGAGTATGTTTAATTGAACCAATTAATTCATTCTCCTGTTTCCATGCTAATTTACAGAACTCATTATCACCACTGATACCGATAACGTTTGCATGATCTACCAAAGCATCCATTCCAGCAATTTCTGTTGGACAGATAAAGGTAAAGTCCTTTGGATAAAAATAGATTACACTCCAATCATGTTTATGCGGTGTATAACCTTCTTCTACTCCAACTCTCACAAATTCATTATTTTCATTAATTCCCTGTAGTGAGAATGCAGGGAATTCCTTTCCTACTGTTACCATTAAAATACCCTCATTAAAATACAGTCAGCGTTAATGCGTCCTGTTGGTTTAGTTATTTTCGTAGTTAAACTATCCCAAATATTATCAATTTGCCTTTCGGTTTTATTTAATATCTGAGGTAGTATATCGTCTGGCTTACGCAATGTGCAAGTTCGACTCTTTTCATCAAAGTTCTTAATCGTTGTACCACCAACCTCAAAGCCAGTTACTGAAGAGCAAATATACTCTGTAAGCTTTCTTTGTTTTGTATTGTAAACAAATAGTTTATTTTTACCTGGTATGAGTACAGGATTAATGGAAGCAAGTTTAGCATCTATATCTTCTTTTAGATATTTTAGATTCTCTACTTGCTTATCTGATGTCTTTGGTTTCTTTGCTCTTGGTAGTCTTTCTGACTTAAAAGCAGTTCTTAACTTTTCTAAATCTTCGAATGTGTCTTCAAATTGTTTCATCATCTTTCTTTTATTACCTTTGGATACGTGTGAATATCCTTCGACACATTGATCGTCTGTCTTATCGTATGCAGATTTAATTGAATCATACTCTTCAATGATTAGATCTTTAAACATATTAATTGCATTACTCTTTAGACCATGCATTTTAAATCTGTTATAGCAACTAAACTTTTTAGTATAGTCTTCATCCATCCAACCTTCTATAATTTCTGAATCCCAATCTGCGTATATAGTATTCAATACTTTTAATCTGGTTCTTTCCTGTGGACTAATTACAGGTTTACTTGGCTTTGCAGCTTCTTTCTTTTTCTTTTCCTTTAATCCTAACTTATAGGAATCTTCGATAAAGGTATTAATAAACTGTATTTCTTCTTCGGTAAAAACCCATCCTCTTTCGAGTAGTTTAACTCTGGTTCTAATTTTTAACCAATGCCAATCTTTTAGTCTTTTTAGAACTGATAATTTCTTTTTATCATACCCTAATTTCTTTTCAGCATATTTCCAAATAGATGGAAGGTAGTCTTTATTCTTATAAAAATATCCGTACCATCTGGAAGAATTGATGTAAAGACTTTGGGTAAACTCTGTATCCTGATTGAATATAGGTTCTGGTCCCATCATCTTTTCATCTAGACTTGGCCCTCTTTTTTTAGTTCTAGTTCTTGGCACTATGTATTATCTCCATCACGATATTCAACATC